TCATAATGTCGCTGTATTCAAACCTGCTATTAATTAGGTTATATCCAGTAACAGTAAGACTGTAATCATGCAACAAATCATGAATCCTGTCCATGATTGTTTTTGTTTCTTTGCTCCCTTTGTACTGAGACCAAACATGAATATTGATTGTTAATTCTCCACCATCTACGTCTTTGGTGCTGTAATCTATGGCTGTTTCTTCGCCTATAGTTATAAAAGGATAGCTGTTTCCTTCTTGCACTTCATCATATACCCCTGCTCCGTGTGTAGAGGTAAGGGTATTATCGCCATTTAATCTACTATAAATAGCTGACTGTAATGCAAATTGACCTATAGCCATTATTTAAGATAACCCCCTGCTTTGAATATCCTATTTATTTTTGCTCTGTTTTTATTAAGTGCAGGTTGCATAAAAGGTCTTGCTGACATTTGAGTAGTTCCAAACTCTAAAGGTTTGGCATAAGGTGCAGATGCAACTATTTGACCAATAACTTTAGTGCCTTCTGATTTAACTTGGCTTGTTATGTTCTGTACTAAAAAACCTGTGTCAGTAGCAGGCGGTTGTCCTGCTGCAGAAGCTGTATGTGTTCTTCTTGGATTGTATTTCTCGTAAGTTCTTCCTGAAGGACTTCCTGAAGCGATACTTTCTTTGGCTGTGCCTTCAACTAATGTGGTGCTTCTTTGCACTAACCCTTTTAAATGTTTCTCAGGATTAGTAACCATTCTTTTCTTTAACTTATCTTGAAAAGCGTTTAAGTTTTTTATTCCACCTTTAGCCATTAGATAGCTACTCCCAATTCACACTCTAATTCTAAGAATCTGTCTCTGTTGTCTACGTTCTTAATGTTTTTTATGTTGTAGTAATCGCTGTCGTACAGTATGCGGTAATTAGTACCTATATCCCTGCGATAACGTATTGTGATTGCATGAACAGTCTTTTCTTGTACTTGACCCTGCCTGTAGCTTTCTGCTCCTCTCAGGGGCTTTATGTCAGCCCATAAATTAGTGAGGGTAGTCCATGCTTCCGTTAATCCACCACCTGCATCTCTAGTATTGGTTGGTTTTTGCAACTGTATTTCAAATCGCATCTTTCCAATGCTCATTATCCTACTGCCATTAAGTTGCTAGAACCCATACCCCCATGAACAACATAAGGTGCGTAGAGATTCTTCATTAATGTTGGAGCACCCTGCGCTTCATACATATCCCCTCTATGCTCATACATATAGGCTATGTGTTGCAACATACCTAAACGAATAGGCTCTGGAACTGTATAGGCGTTGGTGTACCCTGCCACATAAATAACTTCAATAGCGTTAGCCACTCGTAAGGCGGTAGGGAATGTTTCCCCTGTCCTTAGAACAACCCTTGAAGGCTCTCTAGCTGTATCAACGTAGTATTTACTAGCAGCCATAGTGGTAGCAGTATCAGAATCGTCATAAGTCTTAACACTGGTAACGCTTTGCACTGGTGATTTAGGCAAGACAACGTAGTTCTTATAGTAGTTAATATCAGGTGCAGTTCTCATTCCTTCCCACAATGGGTTTTCTGTGTCCATAGCCGTATCTACATATAGAGTAATGGTCTGTTGCATGATGGCTCTATTCATGTGGTTTTCAGCAAACTGTCTAGCAGCCACAATCATAGGTTGTACCACCCTTTCATCAGTGGCGTCATCTACCCTTAAATATTCCTTAACCTCTTGTAAAGATAAAGGCTCTGCGGTTGGCTCTGTGCTTACTGTTATTCCTGCCATTAGATTATTACTCCTAATATACCTGAAGTAATAAACACGCCATACAATCCCCAAATAAGGTATTCCATACGAATAAAACGCTTAGAGCCTGACTCTAGCCTTTTATCTAGGTTTTCATACCTAATAGCACATATCTGTTCGTGCAATTCTAAAGCACTAACATTACTGCTTGGTTTTATTGTCTCCTGCATCTTCTATTACCTCAACTTCTTCAGCTTCAGTTTCTTCTTCAGCTTTGTTGATTTCATTCTCTATGAGCCAGTCACTGCGTTTTTTTACGCCTGCAATAAGGTCGCCTAGTTTTACACTGTTTCTGCGTATAACTTTCCTTAACTGCTGTTCATCTTCTCTATCAGCTATTAAGTCCATATAAACTTCCTGACCTTCAGGTGAGAATGTAGAAGCATCTACATCTACTCTTTCACCTTCTTTCTCGTAACTGAACATAGGTGTTTTAGGTTCTTCTTTTGAATTATCTTTGGTATCTACCATGTCTTTCTCCTAAGTTAAAAATATTATCATAGCACTAAGACTCTAAAGCCTCAATTCTAGTTTTGAGTTCGTTGATAGATGTAGCTTGTGCTTCTATTTGTTCTTGTTGTTCTTGGATTGCCTTGATTAGTATTGGGACAAATACAGAGTATTTCAGGCTTTTGGTTTTAGTTCCTAAACTTTTGATTTCTCCGTTAACTGTTTCAGTATCTTCACTCTCAAAAACTAAAGCAGGGAAAACTGTCTCAACTTCTTGAGCTATCATTCCTATAAGTTTTTGCTTATCTGAGTCTGCCTTATAGTTAAAGTTTCTTACTTTAAGTTGTAATACTTCATCTAACTTATTGGAAGCATCTTTTATATTTTCTTTTAACTTTTCATCAGATGTTGAACCATAACTATTTGTAGCACTCTGATAACTACCATTACTCATTATTTGTGCTTTGGTAGAATTACCTGATTGACCATTCCATAAATACCTTGTTCCGTCATTAGGGTCATTAATTAAATTAACGTGCATACCATAATTTGTAGGACCGCTTCCTGTGTCTACATTAAGGACACTTGAAGCATAATTGGCTTTAGTAGCTTTTACTTCTAATCTGTGTACTGGGGCAGTAACATTTATGCCAACGTCACCAGTTGAAGAAATACGCATTCTTTCTGTAGGAGTAAAAGCGTCATCTGCTGTTTTACTGGTATTAGTATCTGTATAGAATTGTATTATTCCACTATTACTACCACCTCCAGTTCCATGTACTCGTATTCCTGCTGCACCAAAATTACCTGTTGCACCTGCTTTATATCCTGATGCACCTGCATTTCCATAAAAGTTACTAGCAAGCCAAAAGGAAGCATTACTGTATTCAGAAAAAAGGTTTGAATATTTGGCAAAAGTTAATGCTCTACCTGAAGTAGCAGCACCTAAATCAAGAGTATTTGTAGGACTCACAGTTCCTATACCTACGTTTCCAGTAGAAAGTACAGTGAATGTTCCAGTACCTAAACTGCTAGCATTGGCTCCTAGATATACATTTTCACCCGCTGTATCAATAATAAAATCATGTCCAGTATTTAGTCCAATCGTTGCTTGTACGCCTGTTGAGTCTTCAAATTCAATTTGTGGTGGGTTGGCATCTGTTCCTGTGAATTTGGCTACAACGTCAGTTCCTGCTACTTCTAATTTTTTGTCTGGACTTGCAGTTCCTATACCTACGTTTCCTGAAGAATCAATGCTAAGTCTACCTGCACTTGCTGTATTATCATAAATATCAAAGTTACCTGCTGCCAATCCACCTGAATAAATACTATATGCCCTCCCACTTGATGTTGGAGTATGGTCAAGTTTTAAGTAAGGAGAAGAACCATCTACACCAACAATAGAAGCCGTACCTCTTGTAGTTCCACCAACCTGTAGGGGGTGAGCAGGACTCGTAGTTCCTATGCCTACGTTTCCATTATTAAGTATGGTAAATTTTTCACTAGGCGAGGAAGTTGCATCTGCCGAAACCGATGCCATTGTGTAGAAATGGTGATTGCCTGAATCTTGTTGGTATAAAGAACCTGCTGCTGTTGCAATAGCTTTCCAACCACTATCATAATAAACATTTTCTCCTATGCCAGTTGTGGTTGATGCTTGAGAATAGAAAGATGCTCTTTCTCCTATTTGTAAAACTTCCCAATCTGCGTGCCATGTTTTAGGAGTTACTCCTATACTAACGTTTCCTGCTACTGACAATGTACTGTCCAACGTAGTAGCACCTGTCACATCAAACGTACCTGCTATGTCTATGTTGTTGGCTAATTTCGCAGAGGTTACTGCATTATCGGCTAATAGAGCAGTGGATATATTGCCATCAGCAATCTTAGCTGTGGTTACGTTGTCATCTACTATGGAAGCCGTTACTACTGCACTAGCAGCTAATTGGTCTGCTCCTACGGCATCATCTGCTATCTTAGCTTGTGTTACTTGGTCATTGGCTATATGGGCAGTATCAATAGAACCATCTACATAGTGTTCTGAGTCTATGGCATCATCAGCTATCTTTGCCCCTGTTACTGCGTCTGCATTTATGGCTGCGGTTTCAACAGCGTTATTTGCCAACTCAGCAGCAACAATAGTTCCGTCTGCAAGTTTAGCTGCCGTTATAGAGCCATCTACTATTTGTTCTCCGTATACTTTAGTGTTTGCCAT